GATTAATCTCATCCCAGCGCAGCCGGATTCCGACTGGGTAGGTGAGATTAACTCAACATGGAGGGCGTTAGTTCCTGTGGTCCGAGGGGGAGAATATCTCTTACCCAAGGGTTCACTACTAGCGCTGCCATTTCGCGGTCGTTCGACCCTTCCACAGAAGTGGGAGGAGAGCGGCCGTTACCTGACTAGCTTGCAACAGCAAGCTCTTCAGGTGAGGCTTGTCCGAGACCTCGGTCTTGGCAAGCGGAAAGTGAATTGGTTGATCAATCGACCGACTATTCACTTTAAACGCATTGAGGAATTCATATCTGGATTCATTGATGCATTAGTCCTCACCGACTTGGAGATTTTCCAGGTTGGTGGCGACGATATTAAGACCATCCGCACAATAGTGAGGAAGATCTTTTCCGTGGGCACAGACAATTTGTCCCTGCTCATGAGGCACTGGAAGGAATGGACGAATTATCTATTCCATACAGTGGCGCGCACAGAACTTGTTCAGCCCGTATATTTACGGTCGGACAACTTCTTTGCGCGATTGAACAAAATCTCGATAATTCGAGAGATGTTCATAAAGATGCCTGACGTCCAAATGTGTGAACGTCTAAGCCATCTTACCTCTACTCGACAGATGCCATATTTGGGTCTGTTGACAGAGATTGAGTCTAAGGTCAAGTTCAAAGAGATTTTGACCAAGGACTTTCAAGTCGATCCTATGCACAGAAGTGATATGGGAAAGACTGCACGCCGTTTAGGGGGCATATGTATGTCCCTTCGTAACGGTAGACCGGTCCGGGATGACAAGGCACATGTGTCTGTCACCTCCTCCGGTGAGCTCAACTTCTCCTTGAAAAGGGGAGGCCAGGCTCAAGCAGTGAGGGATGCGATTAATCGCATTCTTCTTCCTGCTCAAAGCAGTACCTATGTGGAGAATACTCCATTCGGTCCTGCAGAACACAGGGAGGGTGTACCATTATGGAAAACCCTCTTTGTTTCTCAGGAGGATCAGGAAGACCTGATCTTTTCTGATTTTCTTGATGTGATTCCTTGGATTAAGGATTTCCCATCAGGAAGACATGGTCTCGCTGCCTATACAGGCAAACAAATCATGTATTGCGCATGGAAGGAAATGGAACCACTTCCAGTCCTGCGCGCAACCACCGTCGCCGAGTTGGGTAACAAAGCGAGGATGGTAACTCTTTCGGCCTATTGGCTGAACGTTTTACAGGCTCCTTTAGCACATCTGCTAAAGGAGATCCTGAAATCTCATCCCTGTTGCTACAGTAGTTTTACTCGTGGCGATCAGGCATGGGATGCGGCTAGATCCCTTGGTAATATACCTCCGGGGGTAATTTCTAGCTTTAAGGTGTTATCTTCAGATTTGAAGGATGCCACCAATGCCCAAATGCATGATCTAACAAGATTCATGCTTAGGGAATTCCTTGTAGGGACTAACCTCATTGAGGATTGGTCCTACGTGGACATCGCTCTAGGTACCATTGGTCCTAGATTGATTACACTTGATGATGACATATTTGTCACATCACGAGGAATAATGATGGGTGAAGCTATCGCAAAACCCTCATTAACATTGCTAAATTTAGCAGTTGAGGAGCTTGCCTACATCCAGTTTACTGGAGGTAGGAAACTCCTTGACTCTCCATTAAGTGCAAAATCTGCACCATGGAGATGTTATCATGTAGGCGGGGATGACCATTTGGCCATTGGCCCCGACCTATATTTGGACCTCATTACTCGTAATCACGAGAGATCAGGCTCAATCATATCTCCTGATAAACATGGTTTATCAAGAGTTATGGTAAAATACTGTGAGAGAATTCTATTTTTAGAAAATCTCCAGTATAACCAAACACGCCGTTCACATGAGAAAATTCTCATTGTGGACAGTGTCAAGGTTCGTCTTCTGGCAAAAGGTCAATCGACCATGTTGTCAAAGGATAATAAGAACGTAGCTGTTGGGAAGGCCCAGCAGCTCGTCAAAACTCTTGAATGGCTCCCATCGGAGACCTACTCAAGAGATCGCATCATCATGATAAGAAATCTCTTTATCAAGAGGATGCATGGTTTGCTCCCAAGTCTCAATAGAGACCCAGAAGCGTACCATTCCGTACACCTTCCCAAAATATTGGGGGGATACGGTCTTGGCCTCCCTGACGAGTTAATCTACCACGCCAGTCGGGCAAAACCCGGTATCAAGTATGCAATCGCACTCCTGATGACCGGACTCGATTCAACCAAGACAAGAAGACTCTTATCCAGATTGAACCAGAACCTCAGCGATCGATCAGTCAAAAATCTTGACTGGTATCGATCTGAGTTAACCTCCCAGCTTCGCCAGTATCCTGACTTAGTAGGAGGAGTAAATGGTAGTGAGATCCGTAGGAAATTTCCAGCAGATACGTACCAATTATCCAAAGACCTTGCAAAATCAGCAGGGTGGATGGATGTCGAGTCATTCGCGAAACAAGTTACCAGAGGCAGCATGTTCCAAGAACTACTCGAGCACGGGGCAGACAAGGAGAAAATCTTCAAGTCCCGACCGTGGATCCAAGAGTATAACCGGATTTCCGGAAAACTCGAGGAAGAAGCTGGTTACCTTCCAGAACCCAATTGGGAGGAGATATCAGCTCGAGACCTGCAAGCAGTGCTTAGAGGCCTCAATGAAGACATGTTCATCGATATTTCGCAGAACACAAGCTTCGACAAGGGAGAAACCGAAGATGACTTCGATTTCTTCGATGGTGAACTCGGCAGTACGTATTTCGCACACCGCCC